TTAATATGAGGAATGAAGGTGAAAACCTATCTGAACCAAGCGAAATTAGGGTATTTAGTATTGCACATTCTCTCAACGAGATTGCCCTATTAGAGAATACCACTCTTGAAGAGTGCCTAAACATCGCTTACAACAAAATCAAAAACAGAAAAGGGAAAATGATTAATGGAAAATTTGTGAAAGATGAAAAATAAAATACTTGCAATTATTCAACTAATAGCTATTAACATATTGTGGATTATGTTTGTTTTTGGAGCTATTTTTTTTATAAGTTGGTCTACTGATTTATCTACATTCGATTGGGGAATAAGAATGCTTATTGTAACCCTAATTTTATCAGGAATTATATTCACAGTGTTAGATTTTAAAGAAAAAACAGATGAAAAATAACAACTACCCCAATTGGCTCGTCTCATTAGAGATAGCCAAAGAACTCAAGAAAATAGACTTTAATGAGCATTGTCTATTTGCTTTTGACACCGAAGAGAACGATTTATATCTCAAAAAAACAGATAAAAAAGATTGTGTGTGGTATGATGTTATTTCACTGTTCTATGAACCTGTAGTTCCTATTAATAGTTTTTTAGTACCTACTTGGGAACAAGTCTTTGAGTGGTTCAGAGAGAAAGGTTACCATGGTGTTATAGCTGTAGGTGATGAAAGTGGAGAAGTAAACGAATATTCCTACTGCATTAACTATCTCAATGAGTTGAGTAGTGACTTTGAGCAGGACAGCCACCTAACCTATGAGGAAGCTCGTGAAGACCTCGTAAAAGCCCTTATACAAACCTATAAAAGCGAAAAACTATGAATAAAAGACTCATCGTCCTTTCTGGGAAAAAAAGAGTAGGTAAGGACACCGTGGCAAACCTATTCAACGATTACACTAAGCGCAAATACGAACTCAGAGCCTTTGCAGAGCCAGTTAAAGAGATAGTGTCCCAAGCAGTAGGAACAGCTTCATATGCGTTAGACCTTTTCAAAGAAAGCCGATTAGTAGATGTCAATGGTATATCGAGCAACCTAACCATAAGGGAGCTATACCGAAAGACAGCCAACTTTTACAAGGAACTCCTTGGGGAGGATATATTCGCTAAGCTAATGCTAAAGCGATTGGCTTATGAGAATTACGAATTTCCAAGGGTGATTATTACTGACATGCGCTTCAAAGCGGAGTATGAGCAGATGAAACAGATTGACCCTGTCTTTATCCGTGTGAAATGCAGAATGGGCAATATGGATACCCATCCCTCCGAAATAGACCTTGACGATGTCCCTGATAGTGATTTTCACTTTGTCATAGATAACACATGCACACGTACCCAACTCAAGGAGCAAATACAAGCAATAGTCAAAAAGTTGAGAATATGAAAATATACCTATCAGGGAAAATTAGCGGGACAGACCTTACCCATACTCGTAAGCGGTTCAGCAATGTAGCTGACAAGCTCCAAGCATTAGGATACGAGGTTACCAATCCTCTCTGTAACGGACTATCTGAAGCAGCACCATGGGAGGAGCATATAGCCAAAGACATCATCAATCTTATAGATTGTGAGGGGATATATATGCTACAAGGTTGGGAGGATAGTCAAGGGGCAAGAATTGAGCATGCTGTTGCCAAAGAAATAGGGCTAAAAGTGATGTATGAATAATCATTAGCGACCAGCGCATTCCTTATAATCACTGGTCGCTAATCCTTAAATTAACAAAATATATTCGCTTTTGCACGTATATTTTACACCTGCTTTTGTATGGTCAAAAAATTAAAATCGTGCGACATTTGTCACACGTTTTCAATGAATTATATAAAAAATTTATTCGGATAATTCAAATATATTTTGTACCTTTGCGCTTTAATTAATATTAACAATTAAATATTGTATTTCAGATTATGAAAACCAATCAAAATATGATCCGTAAAATGGGAAACTTCGAGGTTATCCAACGTACCAAAGACGGATTTTTAAAAAATGGCTACATAACAAGAACAATCAAGGGGGTTAAAGTGATACAAAATATTGACGACCTCTCTTTTAATGCGAGTCATTTACATAAACAATTGATTAAATTAGGTTTGACTAAGAAAACCATTCAGGATTATATAGAAGACCAAAGAAATATAAATGTGATAGATTTATCATTGGAAGATGATTTTTCTCAACTATTAAAAGAAACCTACTACTATATTAGAGATAATGATATATGGATATTAGGGGTTGATTTGAGTTCTTTTTTATCTTTCTTTGGTTTAGAGTGTGCTTTTGGAATTGAGATATACAAAAACTTTAATGACTATAATGAAATCATATATAAACTTCCTTATTCACACAAGGAATATGAAGAAAAAAACGATAATACTTTTAAAACCTATCTTTTAAAATCTAAAGGGAATACTTACAAAATAGGGAAAAGTAAAAACATTGCCACAAGACTAAAAAGTTTAAAGACTGCAAATCCATTCATAGAATTATTAATTTCTATAGATAAAGATATTGAAGAAGAATTACATTCTAAATATTCAAAGAATAATATAGCAGGAGAATGGTTTAAATTTAATAAAGAAGAAATACAAGAAGTAATAAAACATTTTAAAGAATACACCCCTAAAGCCTTAATAAATTAACTACAAAGCCGCCTAATGACAACAAATGTAATAACACCTAAGATAAAGAACAAAAACAGCAGGCAGCTAACAAGGAGTTTTCGTATAATGAGAGCCTTTCTCCTTATTAAGTTTGCTCACTTATATAGTCAGCGATGTCTATATCAATCCCTGATGAGGTCAAAGAATGACTATCACACAACCGAGAATATATCCAATATGATAAATGATATATTCGGAGGTCAAACCTCCCCTCAAGATTTTATATGTGATAAGAATGAGATAGCAGATAAGTGTATTAACCTCACTGAGGAGATGAAATCCTACGAAGGGGTACTAAAAACACTAAACATAGACCCACAAGATGTATATGCTTTTTGTGCTGATGTAGAATATAACAACTCAGTTCCATTATTCAGATGTTACGGACAACTTGCTATGTATGTAGTGAGATATATAGAGGATTATGACTTAGGAATGATAACCAAAGATGAAGCCTTAAAAAAAATACAACACCTTAAGGATTTTGAATTTGCTCCTAAAAACTTATCTATGGTAACTCGTAAGATAGTAATTCAAGTAGAATCCGCCTTTGGGTTTGTCTTTTTGAGAAGAATTGTAAGAAAATTCAAAAAAGAGTACAAGGGCAAAAAATTTAAAGTGACAATAAAAAGTAATGTACCCCTATGAAACACCAAGAAAGCACCCTACAAACCTCCTGTGTAAAATGGTTTAGGCTCCAGTATCCTAACCTCGTGATATACGCCGTCCCTAATGGTGGCAGTCGAAACGTACGAGAAGCCCAACGCCTCAAAGCAGAGGGAGTACTCGCAGGGGTTGCAGACCTAAATGTATTACTTCCTAATGGAAAGATAATTTACATAGAGATGAAAATCAAAGGAAACAAGCAAACCCCTAATCAAAAAGCCTTTCAACAAAAAGCCGAAGCACTCGGATATAAGTACTATGTATGCTACAGCTTTGACGAGTTCAAAGCAATCATAGAAAAGGAACTAACCACCACTAACAACTAACAACTGATATACCATGCTTGAAAAGATAAAAACAGCCATAGAAGAATGTACCCTTGAGTCAATAAGCAATAGCACTGCTTATATGAAGATGTTTTGCGGATTGGCAAGCAAACATTCTATTGTATCAAATAAGGAAGTAGCTACTTTTTTGGGTATATCCCCCTCAAGCGTGAGCTACTATCGCAAGGAGCATAACAATATGCTTGCCGTTACAGAATATCAACAACTCTTCCGAAAGATAGAGAAGAAAATACTATAATCACTCCGTACAAATTACCTATTCGTTTCAACTTTGATGTGTTATTGATTGTCACCACTCCTTATTTAGGGGTGGTGTTTTTTATTCCTTCTCTTGATTATCTTCCTCTTTAGGGGCGTATTTTATCTTTTGCTTTTTAGCCTCCTTATGAACAAGTGCTTCTATTGTATTTGTTGCACTCCTCTTTTCAAGCTCTGCAAGTTTTTTTATTAGGTATATCGTTTCTTCTGAAAACCTAAAACTAATAGCATTTGATTTCATGTTTCTGACAGTTTAATTTTTTGCAAAGATACGTATTGTAAATTGAATTACAAAAAAATAATTATATTAAAAATATTTTGAAGTTATTTTTTAACAAAAAATCATTTTTAAACATATTATAAATAATTGAAAAACAATATTATAAAAAATATTTTCATCTTACAGTGTTAAATATTTTGTATTGTAAAATACAATACGTAATTTTGCACTGTCAAAATGAAACAAGAATATCAATCAAAAATAAAACGAATATGAAAGCAGTAGAAAAAACATGGTCAAACAGCCTCAAGCGCAAAGCCCGCAAAGAGTTATTAGAGATATATAACTGTTACGAGCCAAAAAAAGTAAAGTTTATCAAAAACGTAATCTTTTACCCCAATGGTAGAGCTTCAAAGATAGGTTTTGCACACGATTACAGCTTTTGGGCATGGTAACACCTTAAAGACCTAAGCAAGTCTAAAAACTGCTTTCAAACTCAAAAAACAACCTAAAAATAACACGAATATGAAACCAATGAACAAACAAGAAGCAGCATTTGCATACCTTACATTGCAATTTAGCTTTGTTAGACCTCTTGAATTAGTACTCAGAAACCTTAACGAGGGTATATACGAATATGGTAACCAGCAAGACATGAATTTTCTCAATGAAACATTACAAGATTGCGTTAATGCGTTGCTTAATGCCCTTAATATTAACCTCGAATGCCCCGCCCTTGAGGGTACATTCTCAAAAGAAAATGAACAAAAATTCATCAAGTATTTTACCTTGTTAAAGCAAAAATATCAAGAATATTCAGATGTAATAGAACTCTAACAAAAACCCCGAGCAAGGCACAAAAAGGCTCAATTTTTCAATCAGTAACACCTAAATCAATCAACCTATGACACCCACTATTCAACCAATGTTAAACCTAACAGATCTTATAGCTGACAAATACTATATCAGTACTATCTATGATGTCGATTTCAAAAACTATCAAACTACAGTCTTTGACATGGACACAATTACCTGTATATTCGAGCAAACTACTACCAGTTATCGCATGGCAAAAGGTAACCATCAGAGAGCGTTAGAAACCTACGTTAATAAAGCAAACCAAATAGGGGCGCAAATCGTCTATCAGTACTCTTATGGCTGTTATGCTGTACGTACTGCTTTACCACTAAAAGGGCTCGGCATTACTAAATCAGAGCAAACCGAGGGGCTATATTATGCCACTGAAAAAGCCCTTGAAAAGCTAAAAACAAAATATAAATGCGCCCCTAATATAGATCACTCAATATAATCAGTAACACCTAAAGCCTTGAGCAAGGCGCAAAAAGGCTCAAAAATTTAATAACAATATAAATACATCATATAATGCTAACATTAGAACAAATTCAAAATTATCAATCAGAAACACAAAAAATAGAACTTTCTGAAAGTAACTTTAAAAGAGTAAGAAAAATAGCTAAAGCTATCAATTATGGTCTTACATTCACTGAACTTATAAAATATATCTTAGAGCACGAAAAAGCTATTTTAAATAATGACTTTCAAAAAGCATTATTTATTGAAGCATTATTTGAAGATATAAACTATCATAGAGAATTACAATATCTAAGAAAATGCGATTATGAAAATGTCGCAAATGTTTATTTAAACAATTAAAACACCTACCAAAATGAAAAATACAGATAAAAAAACAGTCTTTTGCCTTGCATGGCAGTTCTTCAAGCAAACAGGGTACACCTTTTCAGAGTGCCTTAAAAAAGCATGGGCAAATATCAAGCTCAAAGCCAAAATGAAAAGCCAGATAGTAGAATTTCACTACAAGAAATTAGATGGCTCAATACGTCAAGCCTTTGGCACATTGTCAAACACACCCCCTACCACAACCAACCGTAAACCTAACGAAAACCTTTTTACCCACTTTGATACAGTCAAAAATGAATGGCGTTCATTCTATAAATTTAACATCTTAGATGTGGCATAAAAAGATCTTCATTTTTGAAGCAGTTAAAATTATTTTTATATCTTTGCAGATGTATCAGAACAAAAAATATTCAAAGAAAAAACAAATTTTATACAAACGAACATAGCAACCCATTGCAAGCCATGTCGTACCTTTGCCCTATATACCAAGAGGTATATAAGGGTCTTTGAAATAATATTGCAACTTAATACAAGGTAATAAATGAAAATACTAACATTACAGATCACAGGTGATAATTTTGAAGCTATCTTAAAAGGGGTGCAGAAAATTGAAACACGCAAAATTCAACCTAATACAATAGATAGGTATTTTACAAACCCTAACACTGAAAAAATGCAAGTAATAAAGTACGATGCACTGCGTTTGATGAATGGGCGTACACATCCTATACCAGAACTGACTATACAAGTACTTAAAGAAGAAGTTGTGTTTGAAACAGATGAAAACGGTAATGATATTACCTATATCGACGATCAAACAGGTGAAGAGTGCGTATTGTGTTTCATGGCGTATCATTTAGGTGATATAATAGAAAGTAAAAACACTGACAAATTTTTTGACCCAAACAGACCACCTCTAACAGATAATTTCGTAAAAGAAGAGGATCTTATTTAAAAACTAATAATTAAAACCTACAGAGGTTGCAAGTAGTT